ATGCTAAGAGAAAGAATTAATCTTGCAAATGAACTAACACCTTATGTTGGTAAATATTTTTCAGTAGAATATCTAAGAAAGAATGTGTTAAGACAATCAGATGAAGAGATTTTAGAAATCGATTCACAAATTGCTAATGAAGTCCAAGCCGGTGTAATCGCAGACCCATTAGAGTCTGAAGATGACGAACACGATATCGAGGCGGATATAATGAATAAAGGAGAAAATGAATGAGTGAAGAAGAAACAAAATCAGTAGAAAATAATGCTGATAATATACCTAATTATGTTAAAGATATGGTAGATTCTCTATCTCAAGGAGATAATATTGGTGCCGAGAAGGCATTTAAAAATGGTCTTGCTAGTAAGATTTCAACAGCACTAGATGATAGGCGTCAAGATGTTGCAGGTGAATGGATGAACGATCAACCTGAAACTGAAGAAGCGCCTGAAGAACCTGCTGTAGAAGTAGAGGCACAACCCGAAGAAGATATTTTAGGCACAGGAAAAGGTGCTGAATATACAGAGGTTGACCCTTTTTCTGGCGACAGTATAGAGGAACCTAAACAGGATGAGGCAGTATAAAGAATATGTTTCGTCTTTAGACGAATCAGAACATAAAAAAAGTAAGGAATATAAGAAATTATCGCCTAAAATGAAGAAGGCGATAGATGATTTATTTCGTTCATCTGATTCGTTAGACAAAATAGACACTAATATTGCTAGAGTATCTAAGAAGTATGGTGTTGTTAAAAGTAAAATTATGGATTATTTAGAGAGAGAAACTCTTAGATAGTATAAATAGTTAATAGGAGAGAATTATGGCATTCGCAACAAAAACATTAAGAGACGACAACATACCTACGGGTGCCGGTTCTGCTGGCGGTTTAGTTGTTATTCGTTTAGATCACTCGGCAGATAGTGCAACTTCGGCTGCTCTTGACGCAAGTGCTTTATCAGGACACGCTAACGGCGCAAAATTAAGTATTGTAAAAATACATCACGCCCTTGCTGGTTCAGTATTAATAGAATTTAAAGGTGCGTCAGCTGATACAACAGCAATCAGATTAACAGGTACAGGCACATATGCAGGACCTGCTATTGCTAATGACGCTACAAACACAACAGCAACATCAGGTGACTTAGAAACAGTTGGTGCTTCGGCAACTGGTTATATCATATTAGAATTAAGAAAAGATAAAAACTTTACAGCATAGGAGAGATTAAATGCATAGTAATTACAAACATATTGGTAGAGGACTTGCAGAGTCTGCCGCTTCTGTACTTAAAGGTGAAACTTTAAACGAAGAATTATCTGCTGCTCAGAAAAAACTTCCTGCAGGATTGCAAAAAGCAATCGCTAAAAAAGACGGTGACAAATCAGAAATGATGGAACCAAAAAAAGACAAAGATAAAGTTGAAGGTATGAAGATGGCTTCTAAGTCAATGAAAAAGGCAGAAAAAGAACCTTATCATCCTGGTGAAGGCGAACATAATCAAGAAGAACTTTCTCCTGCTCAAAAGAAAATGGATAAAAACGGCAACGGTAAAGTTGACGGTGAAGATTTAGCAAAACTTAGAGCAAAAAAAGAACAGTTAGAAGAAATCATTAGAGACTTAGAATCTAAAATAGAAGAGTAATATAATGGCTGACACGGTAACTAGTCAAACTATCGCTGATGTAAGTGGTCAAAAGACTACAATCAAGTTTACCAATTTGTCAGACGGTAGTGGTGAGACTTTAGTAAAAAAGATGGACGCTTCGGCATTAACTTATATGACCGAGGATGCGACAAAAAAAATATCTAAGTTGAACTGGTCTATTAATACACAGGACCCTAAAGGTGCTGTAGAAATATTATGGGCGGGTAGTGGCGCTACAAGTGCTAACTCAACAGCGGTTGTTTTAACTGGACAAGGTGTCTGGGATTTAAGAACTGATGGTAATGAGATTGCAAATAATGCTACATTAGAAGCAAGTACTTCACCTGCTGGTGATGTGCTGTTTAGTACGAGAAATTTTAATAACGGTGATAGTTATACTATCATAGTAGAGGTAAGATAAATGAAACTGATTACAGAAACTATCGAAGATATCGAAGTTTTAACCGAGGCGAAACAAAACGGTTCAGGCAAAGATTATAAAATTCGTGGTATCTTTCTACAAGGTGACATTAAAAATCGTAATGGTAGAATTTATCCAGTAGATGTATTATCTAAAGAAGTGGGTAGATACAACAAAGAATTCGTAGAAAAGAAAAGAGCTTTCGGTGAGTTAGGACATCCTGACGGACCGACCGTGAACCTCGAAAGAGTTTCACATATGATTACTAGTTTGAAACCAGAAGGAAGAAATTTCATTGGCGAGGCTAAAGTCATGGATACACCTTACGGCAAAATCGTCAAGAATTTAATTGACGAAGGTGCTCAATTAGGGGTATCATCTAGAGGTATGGGGTCAATGAAACAAGTTAATGGCAAAAATGTTATTAATTCTGACTTCTATCTTGCAACCGCTGCTGATATAGTTGCAGATCCATCCGCACCTGACGCTTTCGTAGAAGGCATTATGGAAGGTAAAGAATGGGTATGGGAAAACGGCAAGATACAATCTCTAGAAATTGAAAAATATCGTGAAGTGATTGAAAAAGCGAAGCGTGCTGAATTAGAAGAGGCAAAAGCTGCGGTTTTTCTAGACTTTATGAAACGATTGTAATTGTTGCGTACAATTTTTTTTATACGGGAACTCAAAAATCCGTTCCTTATAAATATTTGTATTAATAATAACGATTTTTAATTCTAGAATTAAAAAAAGGAGAGACCAAATGTCTGATACTGAACTACAAAATGAAGTAGAAACTGTTGAAGAGCAAATTACAGAGGATGCTAACGCACCTAAGAAAAATGCTGTTCCTGCAGAACCTACTCCATTATCAAACGAGGCTGATGATCTTGGCGCTGCTGTTGTCAAACCTGATGACGCAACATCTGGACCATCTAAAGCTGGAGATAAGACTAAGCAAGTAAAAGACCAGGTCAATAAAGACGCTAATGATGGTAGTAATCCTGCCGGTCAAGGCGATTTCAAACCCGGTAAGAGTTTGAAAGAAGAAGAAGTTGAATCAGAGGACGAAGTAGTCGCTGAAGATACAGAAACAGAAATTGACTTGTCAAAAGATGTTGAAGCACTAGTTTCTGCTGACGCTGACCTTTCTGAAGAATTTAAAGAAAAGGCTGCGACTATTTTTGAAACTGCTGTGAAAACACGCCTTGCAGAAAAAGAAAAAGAAATCCAAGCAAAATCGGATATCAAAGTAGACGAAAAAGTGTCTGCTGTCAAAGAAGAGTTAGTTGAAAAAGTTGATTCATACTTGAACTATGTAGTTGAAGAGTGGATTAAAGACAATCAATTAGCGATTGACAAAGGTATTCGTTCTGAAATAGCTGAAGATTTTATTTCTGGACTAAAGACTTTATTCAAAGAACATTATATTGATGTTCCTGAAGAAAAATATGATGTCTTGGAAGCTATGGCAAAAGAAAAAGAAGAATTAGAGAAAAAATTAAACGAAGAGATTGCTAAGAATGTTGAAATTTCTAAGTCAAACTTATCGTTCTCTAAGGAAAAAATCTTTTCTGAAGCATCCGATGGACTTGCTGATACTGACGCTGAAAAGCTGAAAGATTTAGCAGAGAATATCGAATTCAAAGACGAACAAGATTTTAGTAAGAAATTAGATACTATTAAAGAATCTTATTTCCCTAAAAACAATAGTGAACCAACCGCTTCGAAAGAAGATGTTGATTCCGTGGTCGGTGACGCCAATCTAACGACTGGTAGTAATGAAGCTATGGCTGCTTACACCGCCGCAATTTCTAATACACTTACTAAAGTTAAAGTTTAACTTGGTAAGGGTGTAATTTTTTTAATAAAGAGGAGAGAAACAATGTTTCAAACTGAAAATTTACAAGAAAAATGGCAGCCAGTACTAGAACATCCTGATCTTGCTGAGATCAAAGATAGTTATAGAAAAGCTGTTACCACAGTTGTATTAGAGAACCAAGAAAAAGCGATGAGAGAGGACAACCTAATGGAGGCTGCACCTACTAACAATATTTCCGGCGGAAATATCGGTGGTGGTGTCAATGCTGGTTGGGACCCAATCTTAATATCGCTTATTCGTAGGGCTCTACCTAATATGATTGCATACGATATATGCGGAGTTCAACCGATGACAGGACCTACTGGTCTTATCTTCGCTATGAGATCCAAATATACATCACAAACTGGCGATGAAGCTTTGTTTAACGAAGCTGATACAGACCATGCTGCGAATGACGCTGCTGGAGATTTAAACACTCCAGGAACTGGTTTTGCTGCTACAAATCCTGCTGCCCTTAATGACTCACCTGCTGGTACATATAGTACTGGTGTTGGTATGTCAACAGCACAAGCTGAGGCACTTGGAGACGCTGCTGCAAACGCATTTGCTGAAATGGCATTCTCAATCGACAAAGTTACCGTGACTGCTAAGTCTCGTGCTCTAAAAGCAGAGTACACTATGGAACTTGCTCAAGATTTAAAAGCAATCCATGGACTAGACGCAGAAACAGAACTTGCGAACATTTTATCTACTGAAATTCTTGCAGAGATCAACCGTGAAGTAGTTAGAACTATTTACTTAGTTGCTAACAAAGGTGCTGAAGTAAACACAACCACTGCTGGTGTGTTTGATTTAGATACTGACTCAAACGGTCGTTGGTCTGTTGAGAAATTCAAGGGATTAATGTTCCAACTCGAAAGAGACGCAAACGCTATCGGTCAAAAAACAAGAAGAGGAAAAGGTAATATCATCATAACAAGTGCTGATGTTGCTTCTGCTCTACAAATGGCTGGTATCTTAGATTATACTCCTGCACTTAACAACAATCTAAATGTTGACGATACTGCAAATACTTTTGCTGGTGTTCTTAACGGAAGATTCAAAGTATATGTTGATCCATATGCTGCGAATGTATCTGCTAGTCAATACTATGTTGTTGGTTATAAAGGTACTTCACCTTATGACGCTGGATTATTCTACTGTCCATATGTTCCACTACAAATGGTGAGAGCAGTTGGTCAAGATACTTTCCAACCAAAAATTGGATTTAAGACTCGATACGGAATGGTTCAAAATCCATTTGCTAACACTGCTGCTAACGGAACTATTGATGTGACGGCACCTGCTGCTGCTAATCAAAACTTCTATTACAGAAGAGTTAAAGTTGCTAACTTGATGTAATCTCGTTAGTTGCTTTTGCAACAAGAAATTAAGGGGGGTCCTCGGACTCCCCTTTTTTTTACCCCTAAATATAAGTATGAATATAAAAGAAAAATTATTTCTAGGTTTAGTCCTTTCTAAGAATGTCGCCTTTAAAACTAAGAGGTGGTATCAAGGTCTTAGAAGTGGTAACAATAAACTCACAAAACATAAAGCATATAATGCTGTTGTACCTACTCACTTTACACCAATGATAGATGAGAATAGATATGATACTAGATCAACAGATTTTGACAAAATTATAAGTCAAACACACAAACACTTTTGGGATCCTAATGATAAAAAATACATTGACTTTGATGTAGATTTTGATATGGAAAAAAACTATCTAGTAGACCCTAGAGTATTTTGTATGGAATTACAAGTACCTACGATTGCAGATAAACTTACAGAAAAACAAAAGATTAAACTTGCAAACGAATCATTCGGCTGGGTACTATCACAAATATTACACGGAGAACAAGGTGCTATGTCTCTTAGTGCTAGTTTATGCCATATCTTGAAAGATCCCGGTGCTCAAGAATATGCCGCTAATCAAACTAGAGAAGAAGCACGCCATGTTCTAGCATTTCACCAGTATATTAAAAAACGCTGGGGTAAAGTATATAAAGTAGGAGACACACTCGGTAGAGTATTAGATGATGTTGTATCAAGTGATGTTGTATGGAAAAAAATTATAGGTATGCAAATACTGATTGAAGGTCTTGCTATGGGGGCATTCTCTATGGCACACGCAGATACTAAAGATCCACTATTAAAAAAACTATTACAATTAGTCATGTCTGATGAGGCGTTTCATCATAAGTTTGGTAAAATATGGGCAGATCGTACTGTTCCAGAACTAAATAGTAGTGAACATATTAAAGTAGAAGATTGGTCAGAAAAGATATTTTTAGAGTTAATTTTTAATCTTGCTAACCCTAGAGAGAAACAAGATATATACGAAACAGTTGGATTAGATTGGAAGTGGGTACTAGAAGAGTCTGAAAAACATTTTGATTTATACGAAACTGTACGAAATGAAATGAAACGACCTAATAACATATTTAGAGTCTTGGTTAAGACACTATTAAATGCTCACATTATTACAAAAAGAACTAAAAAGACTTATGCAAACTTTGTAAATATGCGAGAACTAAGAGATGAAGGTGATGAATTTAAACCAGCGGAAGAGATTGCTGAACTTGGCATAAAACAATTAGAAAAGATTAATAAGGCAGCGTAATGGCAGTAGAAACAACAACAGCACAAAGACAACCTAGTAAACTAGACTATTCAAGTCAAATACAGTTTAGGTTTGAGATACTATATTTGCCATTAGTAGAATATTTTGTACAATCTGCTAATGTACCAGGATTACAGTTAGGTACTGCAACGGTACCATCACCATTCTATGATTATCCTGTGCCTGGTGATACATTAAGTTTTGATCCTTTAAACATATCGTTTCTAGTAGATGAAAATTTAAATAACTTTAATGAGTTGCATAAATGGATATCAAGACTTGGTTTTGGTGATTCACACGAAGAGTTTGCAGACTTATTACGAGAAGGAACACCATCACAAAGAACATCATCATCTAAAGGAATACAAAGACCTTTACCTGAAATAGGAACATATTCGGATGCAACACTCACTATATTAAACAGTAAGAATATACCAAAGACCGAGATACGATTTAAAAATGTATTCCCAACAAGCATATCAGGATTAGATTACAGTATAATAGGATCAGATGTAGATTACATAACTTGTAGTGCTAGTTTTTCTTATCTTGGGTATACAATAAATCAAATAAGTACAACATAAACATTGACTTTTCACCCAAAAGGTGATATAATTATACTATGACATTAGAAGAATTACAGGCAGAAGCCGACAAGGATTTAGTAATTGACGATACAGAATTAGATACTGAATCTTTAAAGACACCAATCTTACATAACAAATACCTACAATACTATAATAAGTTTAATTTACTATTGAAGAAATCTCAATGGGAAGAAAGAACTTTGAATAGAGAGAAGTGGGAATATTACACAGGCAAATCAGACCCTAGTGTATATAAAGAGAAACCTTTTGATTTAAAAGTATTGAAAGCAGATGTTCATATCTATATAAATTCTGATGATGACTTGCAAAAAATACAGGCAAAAGTAGTTTATCAAGAAGCGATAGTGAACTATCTAGAACAAATTTTAAGAATAATAAACAATAGATCGTTTACAATCAAAAACGCAATCGAGTGGAGAAGATTTACTAGTGGCGCTCTATGACCTTAATTATTGAAAAAAAGAATGATGTCTATTTAACAATAGACGCTGAACCAGATGTCTCTAGAGAATTATCAGAATTCTTTACATTTGAAGTTCCTGGTTATAAGTTTATGCCAGCGTATCGAAGTCGTAAGTGGGATGGTAAAATAAGATTGTTTTCACAAAAAACAAAAGAGATGTATTTAGGTCTATATCCTTATATAAAAGCATTTGCTGAAGAACGAGACCTACCAATAGTTGCAGGTAAAGGTGTTGGGGTTGTTAACAAAACTGATATAGATATTGTTGAAAAGTTTTGTAATAACTTAGGACAAGCATTTGAAGCAAGAGACTATCAAGTAAGTGCTGTGCATACAGCATTAAAATTCAATAGAACATTATTAGTTAGTCCTACTGCAAGTGGTAAGTCATTTATTATATATGCCTTACTTAGATATTACTCACACTTGTTAAAAGACGAGAAGAAACGAAACAGAGTTTTGATTATTGTACCTACAACATCTCTCGTAGAACAGATGTATGGTGACTTTAAATCATACGGATATA